AGTTGCGGCCAAGTATTTAAAGTTGTCTTTGGCAAAACCCATTGGGTTGGTTGCGGCAGCACTAAGGCCTTTAGAAAACACATCACCCGCCGCTGTTTTTCCAACTGCTTCGTTAAATCCTTGCGCTCTAACGGCTTCATCTATTGCCTGTGATCTGGCGGCTTCTGTCAATCCTTGCTCGGTAGCTTGTTGGCCTGCTAATGTTGCGGCTTCCCCGGCCAATCCTGCGGCTCCCGCGCCCATAAAACCTTGAGCCAAACCAGCACCACCGTATGCGCCAAAGCCAGCCATCAAACCACGTTCTAGACTACCTGTACGTACAGTTTCCACACCGCCAACCATAGCGGCTGCGGTCATAGGATCAATCATACCGCCTGAAAGATAGCTAATACCGCCACCAATAATAGTTGGAAGAAGTTTGTCTAAGAAGCCTGCTTCGGGTAAACCCGTATCTGGGTTAACGGTCAACGAACCGCCGTGTTTAAGGGCAAGCGCATGCAATCCAGCAACTTCTCTGGGAGACATGTGGACAAGCATCGAGTCGGGGCCTCGGCCTCGAGATGCCATGTGGTCGGCTAGTGCGTGAAGGCTCATTTTTGCCTCTCAAAATGGGGGTTGCTGGATAATATCATGTTGACGTCTTTATGCGAAGCATTTGACTGGTATCTTGCACACCATCTTGTGTGTCTCGGTAAACATCCCCAAGCCTTAAAATAGGCAAGTCTGCATCGGTTGGAAGCGTGTTGAGGTCAAGATTTAACGTTGCCCCACCCATATTACCGGGGTTGGACAGTTGGTTAAAGTACAGACGCAAAACGTTGTTTACTTGATCCTGATACCGGCGTTCGTACTCATTGGGAGCCAACGGCAAGTTTGGTGGGGTTGCGTTTATTTCAGCCATTAACGTCTACCGTCCGGTCTGATGTCAATTCTGGGAGCGCCTAGTTGCCACTGTGTGTTAATTTGGTTTGAGCCAATCTTAAAGATCATCTGGCGACCGCGCATGCGTGTAAATATCTGACCAGTAAATTCTTCGGTAATTACGTACGTACTACCCTTTACAACTGCGCCGTTAGCAGTGCTTGTTGTTCCAGAGCCAGAATTAGCCAGACCGTACAGCGTCATAGTTACCTGCGGGGCAACGGCGGTAGGGGTGTTTGTAGAAACACCAAAAGTTAAATCTGGTAACACCCGCCACACAAACCCAAAGTTATGACCGTCACCAATGTCAAATTCAGACGAGCTAATGTAAGCGTCCAAAGCCGCTTCTGTGTTATTTGCGTTGTCATTTAAACCGTTTTCGTGCTCAACAACGTTGCCTGTATTACTTTGCTGATATGTAGCGGCTAACGGATAGTCGCGCAAACCTGAATCAAGCCACGCTGTTCGTGCCATCGTGCCGTAGTACCAGATTTTTTCTTGGTAATTGTAAATTACGTACTTGTCTACTGTCGTGCTATTAGCTGAGCAGTAGAACCACCAGACTTCATTAAAGCCTTCGTTTGTTCCAGCAAAAACTTGCAAGTTTTGCTCGCTGTTAATATCGTTAAAAACAAACCGAAGCAAAGCACAAGGCAACGTATTTATACGGCCATCGTATACATAAAACTTGTCTATGCCCATCCAATACACAATACCAGAAGCTATAGCTACAGCGTTGGGGCCGTAGATAGAAATGTTGTCACCAAGCAATTGCGGTGCCCAAACGTAAGGAGGGCCAAGGTATTGAAGCGAATACACAGCCGAGTCGGTAAACACCAAAATTTCTTGGCGCGCTTGAATTGTTGTAATAATCTCTGAACCGTTAGAAATACGTACAAACCCTGCTTGGTTTGTGGGGTCGGGTGTCCAATTAAAAGGATCGTCTTGCCCGCACCAACGAATTAACATAGGGTCTATTGTTGCACTGCCGTAATCATTTACACCAAAAGTTAAAATAAAACGCGAGGTGTCCGAAATAGTTAAATTGTTTAGCGCTGTAGGCACATCTACAATTAGGGACACAACGCCCGTGCCTGAGCTAGAGGTGTTGACTTCATTACCAGAACCATCTAGTAAGTTAAATGTCAAACCGTTAACTTGAAACACATAGTACGTAGTTGCCGCAGACACGCCAGACGGCAGTGAACCGCCAGAAAATTGAAGCGCCGCGCCTTCGGTATACAGTATGGTGGAGGTTACTAAAGTTGGCGAAGCGTTTGTAAAAGATACCGTGCCGCCAAGAGAGTTGAGCAGTACGCCTCTGGTAGTTATGTTGCCACCTGCATCCCAATAATACAAACCACCACCTCGGGGACTAAACACAAGGTCTTCACCAAAGTTTTGCTGGCCCCACAGCCGCAAAGCTGTTGCGGTTGTTACCCCGTTACCCCATGAGCCAAGGCCCCATCCACCTGCACCCCACCCAACCAAAGGAACTTGAATTTCAGGGCCTGTGTTAATTTGGTAAACGGTAGTGACTGTGCCGCCGCCCGGCCCCGCTGTAGACGTTGCTTGCGAAGTGGCCGTAATGTTGTACGTGTTTGGTGTTAAAACAGTAACTTGAAATTCACCACTTATTGTCAAACCGCCAACAGCAGTAGCGCCAGAAAATGTTACAAAATCCCCTGTCACACACCCATGCGCAGCGTCCGTAACTAAAACCGTTGTTGAATTAATTGTTGTATTAAAAGGATTTGTTAAAGTTACGGTATCCCGAATAGGCGTAATGTCATAGTAAGCACCGCCGTTCCCTAAATAAAATTTTAAGTTTGTGCCAACACCAAGGATGTTTCTACCATCAAGCAAAACCCAATTTCCTAAAGAACGGCAAATACCAAGAAACGTAGCCGAGGAAATGCGTTGCCAACCGCCAATAATTTCTGGATTGCCCTGACGGAAACGAATTTTGTCGCACTCATACCAGCCACCCTCGGTGGTGTATCGAGTATTCTCCCGGTTGACGCCCGGCTTAAACAGTATTTTTTGTAATGGCATCGGCAGTCCTAGGATAGAAACACGGCGCGCTCGTCGATGCGACGCTTTTGCAGCCCTTTGAGAATTTTACCCCCCGCCATGCAATACTTCAAGAGTTCTTCTGCAGCGCCCTCTTTATCGCCCCGTAACAACTTTTGACGAAGCGTTGAACGCTGGAGAGTTCCAAGCCCGACATTAAAAGAAAAGCTAACAAGGCCATCAAACATACCTTGTGTAAGATGGATAGGACAGTAAGTGTGCACCCCACGCTCGAAGCGTTGCAGATCGGCTCTAAGAATTCCATCAACTTCCTCCATGCTGTGCTTACGCATAGCCTCTGGCGGTGGCACAAACGCATCCCGCTGGTCTATTTTGAGCTTACCCTGCTCTGGAAACATGACGTGCCCAACGCCCACCGTCCACAATTTTGCTGGGCATTTATATGGATTCTGCCTGACCCCCTCGTGATGGCGGATCATGTGCAGGCACTTCTCTGAGATGTTCATTTACCAAACGCCCGACCACCAAAGTGGAAAGCAATGATAGAAGCAAACAGGGCTTGGGTATCAGAGTCCCACAGCATCTCGGCTAACTCTACGAACGTAGCACCACTGTGCCAGCCGTAAGCAAACAGACCAACATCCACAAACAAGAGCAGAAAGAAGAACCCATAGGTGATAACTGGGCGAACGCTGGCTCTCAGGTTCTTCATCCACTGACTTGTGCCTTCGTTCAGACTTGTGTCATGGGCGTAGATGGCTTGCATCTCAGCTTGCTGTGCCCCTATAAGAACTTGCTGGGTGTTAGCTGCACTCTCAGTTGCCAATTGTTCTGACCGAATGTTCTCAATGCGTTCCTGCGCTTCAAAGCCTGCTTTACGCAGTTCTAGTTCACGCTCAATCTGCATCCTCGCCAGCGCCAATTCATGCAGTTTGTCAGATTTGTCTTGAAAGAAGTCCAGCAACTTGGGCAAGCCGCCCATCAGGAATGAGATTAGGGTTGAGAGAAGAGTTAGCATTTGCCATCCTTTTTAGAGTCTTCATTTTGCATGAGTTTGATACCAGACAGGAACCCAATCATGCCTCCGATAAGAGTAGAAAAAGCGGGTGAAATCATCTTGAAAATTTCTGCATTGTCCACTTCCTTGGCCCACAAACCTAACATGAAGCTGACCACCATTGCCAATACAGAGATGCACAGGGTGCTGCTGACCATCAATGTGACCCACAGCGTCAACTTTTCTTTTGTCTCCATTGGAGGTTTCTTGACTGGTCTGGGTATCGGTTTTCTGGTCATACAAGTTTGTCAATCTCGCGTTTAAGGTTTGTGATGTCAATGTTCAGCGTTATCTGCTTCATCCTGTATTCATAAATCTCATACTCATACTGGTGGAATTTCTTCACCGTATTGTCAATCTGCACCTGCAAAGCCCGTTCAGCGTCTAGTTTTTCCACCCGCTTGATGAATACATCTTGCTGCGGCGTAACCAACGGCTGGACTATTGGATACCATTTGTCGTAACTGATCTTCACTTCTTTTCCCGATCAAGCGCATCTTTGTATCCACGAATAATTAGCCCTCTAGTTTCTGCTGAATCCGCCGCTCCCGCCCACTCGGACAGGTTGTTCCAGATCACCACATAGTCTGAAGCCTTGCAATACTGCGCATTGTTCTTTAACCACGCTATCATTTGCAAATGACGCTCGGATGGGTTGTGGATGGTGTAACCAATCCCGTAGAACTCGCGCACATGACAGCCATTCTTGGCTACGGCTCCAACTAGCCCCAACAGCAGTAACAGTATGAGCCAACGCATTTACCACGCCCAACTCCATGCAATCATGTAAAGACTAAAGACAACAAAGACCACAACAAAAATTGCGGCAATGAATGCTTCAGCCCAGTCTTTCATAGCACTAAGAAAACTCAGTCCAACCGGTCAAGATGTATTTTGTGCCAGACAAAGGTGGGTTGCCTCGATGCGCCCAAGGGTAGTTTGGTGGAAAAATTACTAAACGTCCTTTTTTAGCGCGAACCCTCTTTGACAAATACAAAAATTCTGTTTCGCCGCCTTCTTCCACGTCGTTCAAATATAGGATGTAAACACCGACACGGCGAGAAAAAGCAGTTGACCCATCTTCGCAGTGCCAAATATGATAGCCCCCTGCTGGATCTGTACGCTGTACTTTATAGGTATAAATTGAATGTTGAGTGTACTCAGCCAAGACACTGTACTGACTTATATAGTCTTTGTAACAAACGTTCCAAAACTTGTCGTTAAACTCTTCCAAATACTCCATTGCATTTTCGCGAACAAAAGCAATCTCATTAAGATTTGATGGATTTACATTTAACGACTCGTCTTTTTTAAGCGACTCTGCTTCAGAACGCCCATATGTCTTGTTGTTTGTTTTACACCACTCGTAATGCGCAATCAAGTTATCACAGAACTCGTCCGTGAAAAATCCGTCGTATATTCCAACAAAATTGTCATGTGATATTGTAGTCATGTTATTTGAATGAAGGTCCGCAAACCCAAACTACCAAACTGTAACGCGTGCCTTTTGTCACAGGCGTTACGCGATGCAACATGTAAGAAGGGAATGCGGCAATCAGCCCTTTTTGTCTATCAACTGAACTTGGTTCTGCGCCTGTCCATGTTTGCAACTCACCGCCCTCATACTCAGACGGGTCTGACAACTGCAAAACCATAGACAGTTTACGCGCTGCCACCGCCGTGTCTGACATGTCAATATGCCATGTGTAATGCGACTCTTCAGTTTCTTCGTAAATAGTAAACTGCATGTCTTCAAGAAATCCATACAAATCAAAGTTGTAGAACTTGGCATTGAGTCGGCGCGCAACAAACGCCATGCGGTCATAAAGCCAAGCGGCTTCTGGCGTGTTGCTAATCCACGCCACTTTTGATTTACGAATGTGTTTTTCAGGAGTCGACTCTTTATCTACCATTGCGTTTTGCATTGGCAACGTCTTTGCGTACGACTTGATTTGCTCAATTTCTGCATCAGTAAAAGCATCGTCCCAAGTTATAAACGGGTGATTGTGCGACTGTGAAATTGTCGGTGCAAAGGTGTATAAAGACATTAGGTGTTACTCATTAATGTAGCCGTGTGATTTAAAATTATTTGCTGTGCATACCACTTTTC